AAATACGGCATACTCAACCTATTGGAGCCTGAACAATCCGGTGACTTCTGCGCTAATCGGGGACGTTTATAAGCACATATAATTGATACTATCTTCCTCCATCACAATTTCAGAAATGCACGTGTGATTTTTTTGCATCCGGCGTTTGGACTATGTGGAGTTCAAGAGTGGGAAAGTTACAAGAGGTTGAGGGGATAATTAAAGGGATGCTTATGACATTAGATATCCGGATAGGTACGGATATCGTTGTTATTAAATCTAGTTCGTTATTATTAAATCTAGTTTATACGTTAAGATGCAGCTACAGCAGAAATTGCCACTGTTAATTTTTTCATCGTGAGCCCTTTTATTTGAACTATTATTTAAAAATGATGTCACTGCACTACAAATATTCATCCAATCAATGAGATTATTTCAAGATGTAAGTTTTAGTTTCTCATTTAAATTGTGAAGTAGATCCCTGGATTTGCCCCTATATTTCCAGACACCTGTTATCACTTAACCCAT